GCATCAAGCGTGACTTCCCCATTTGTTGTTACTGCCGTCACAGCATTCCCGTTAATAAGTTTATCCCATATCAATAACCCACTACCGGCACTCGATACAGGAGCGGGCGTAGATTGCTGTGGCGCAGAACTCAATGCATTATTTATACTCGTAATTGTGTCATTGATTGTATTTATATCCAATTTGTCTATTAAAGGAATCATTATCTTAACTCCTCTTCTTTTCCGTAGAAGTCAGCACTATAGCATTTATACCTTCCACTTGAATTAATTCTTAGTGACGCAAACGAAGTCCCGCCATATTGAGGCATTGAATATTTCAACAATGCCGTATCTGATGAAAGAACCTGAGAATCTATATAGCTCGACGTTGTTGCCAAGTCAAAATATGGCTGTATTTGAATAGCCTTCTGTTCTCCATCAAGGTTCTCCATTGCCAAATACGCACTTCTCATAGCAATTTGTGGTGTCGGAGCACCAAATGATCGTGTCCACAATGTAGAACGTATTGGAGTTGAAATATCGTAATTGCCTGTAAACATCTCACAGACCTGCCCGGAGTAGTTCCCATAAAACAATCTATATCCGTCTTTATAACCCTGCCATGAATCCCAACAATTAACCCCACCTGGTAGATCGTGGAAAGTTGACCATACATCATTATTGGTATCGTAACAAAGGACAAGGTTATTTGTCGTAGAATCTTTATCCGTAACTGCTAATAAATATTTCCCTTTATAGTAATGTCCTACGGAATTTTTAATGTAATCACTCGGCAACCTATTCAAGATTGTAAGAATCCTGTTAGTGGAAATTCCATCAAGTGAATTGTTAATAAGGGTTATTCTACCATTAAATTTCACAACACCCTGCTCAGAAAGCCAAAAGATTTCATTATCTCCTATCGCAATAGACTTTGGTGCAATACAACCTATAGACGCATGGACGTTGTTAAAATCCTCTGTTTGTGCATTTTCAGCCCATAATGATCTTTCTTTTAAAGCATAAACAACTCCCATGAATTCAAAAATTCCGGTTCCTTCCGTACCATCGTTCGGAGCCAAATCTTGTGTGTTTTCAAGTGGTGCATAATACGGTTCATAAGGTACAGACTTTCTAATTCTACTAGTATATCTTGTTCCTTCCTCAAGAATATTCAAGTAATACATGGTCATATTCTTTGCCATATAGAGATACTTACAGTTCGGAGGCGGCCAATGATAGTCTTCAATAACATTCCCTAGAACCTGTTGAGGAGTCCAATCAATAATTGAACTGGTATTGTTATCGTTTACAATCATGCAAAGTTGTTCGTCATAAGCATCTTTCATACGTCGGTAAAACCTTCTTTGTGTTACATTCCAATCCGCAGGAGCGGTAACAAGATCAATAAGTTGTACGGCATAATGTGAACTCAAATCCATAGGAATAACTATCCCGCTAGACTGATAAGAAGGATTAGATTCTATCCAGCGATTATTCGGGCCTTTTTTCAAAAATGTCTGCTTGTAATAATAAGTACCATCCGGGAAAGGAGTTGTTTCCCATCTATTATTTTCATGCTCAGTTCTGCTTTGAATTTCTCTCTGAATTGCTACATTAATTTCATCTTGCTTCTGATTCTGCCGCCTTTTTTTCTTTCTTCCTCTCCCCATTCCTACTAAACTACCAAATATATCACCACGAGCCAACTGAAATGTAAAATTGTCCCTATTCTTTCTAATATCTTCTCCTAGCTTGCTCATTTGCAATTTATACTGTGCAAACTGAGGATCATTCGCTACCAAGTACAACCCACTTACATCTGCTTTACTACTGATATAAGTAGACGGCACCGGAGGGGATTTTATCATTCGTATATTATCTACCGTGACTTGTGCCAAATTAACAGTACTGCTCGATGGAGTCAAATGGACTTCTAAATGGCATGAACCCCATTGAAAATTCGATGAACTCAATATAAGTGTCGATTTAGGAACAATATGAGTAATGCCAAAGTTATCATTTGAGCATATCATCCAACTGGATAGGCCGCTGGTTCCTGTTCCAACATGAATCTTTGCTGTCTGACTATCTGAATCTTTAAATACAAGACTGAAGCTGCTTATATTCGCCTGCTTTCTATGAGTGGTAAAAAATTCAATGCTGTCCTGTGAAGAAGAAGCAATACCGGGAGCGAATTCAGTTAGATTAAGATTTTCTGTACTAGGGGCAGTATCCCCGTAGTAGAGTAAATCAGGAGAAGTTCTGAAACCTATCCCTTCCCACTGCATTGCCCACCCCTTAGCCACTACACCTGGTCTGTTACCGGAGGTTGTAGCGCCTAATGATCGTGGCCACCAATGGTAAAGAGATTCTAAATAGACTGGCGTACTTGTGCCATATATTTGAATATTACTCCATGATGAAAGATTGTTTTCAGCATAAGCAATTCCTTTGTGTCCTGCATTATCTTCTCTACATAACCATAATAAAAATGGTTTATTATCGCTATTAACTCCAGTATTTAGGTATAATTGATTCTGCTTACTGGATATGGTAATTTGTTCTTGTGCCCCCCATGTACCACTCATTGCATAAAATTTATTAGCAAAAACTTCTAATCTATCGCCACCTGAAACTGATTTAATATTTGCTCCAATAATAATATTATTACTTCCATCGACAGCCATTCTTGGATAATTTCCGTAAAACAAAGGAACTATATATCCTGAAATAGCGGTTATGTCAGAAGATGTCCAAATACCTCCACTTGTTCTTGTATACAATATTCCATTAGGAGTATGTCTAACCCAGGTAATATGTTTATCATTATTCCCATCAATAAGAATATCCGGCATATTAGCAGCGAAATAACTTGATGCTATATATGTTTTAGTCCCAAGCCATGAGGACACGTTAGAAGAAACATTATTTTCATACCACATTTCATAATGACCGCTTGTTGTATTGTATTGATATATGGCATGGATAATATTACTAACGTCCGTTGTCAAACAACCATATAAAGGGGTTTCTGACGATAATCCGACAGCTTTTATTGAAAGCGGTTCCGCGCTCGTACCATAATTATAAACAGCCCATCTTTGCTCACCGCTTGTTCTAAACCGTAATCCATATACATTCCCGCTTGAATCAACAGTCGATCTCCCGAGAAGTGATTGACCAGTAGATGCAGTAGACATTGTTACCCACGAAGAGCCATTCGTCACTGACTTTATAATATACTTATTAGTAACAATAGTCATAATGCCACTAATATCTCTCATCAAATTCCAATTAAGGTTATTATTACTAGGAGAACCGCCAGTCTCGCTAAACACTATATAATTGCTCGTTTTTGAACCTTCGGCTGAGAATACCGCTTGCCCAATTTTATTAGATGCACTAAAAAGAATTGCCTTTTCGCCCTTATCTATATTACTCCAATCATTATTCTCTTCAAAAGCTCCATTCAAGTCTGTATTTGACCACTCTGAAAGAGATTCACAATCATTAATCTGTTTCCTGAAAATAGGCGAGGAAAGTCCTGCATCATCCACTGAAGTACCGTCGAAAAACTTCACCGGGGATGAATAGTTTGAAAAGTATAATACATCATCGAATACGGCAGCGTGTATTTCTCCTTCATAAGTAGACCCTGTTACCAAGTCAAATGTGCCGCTCGTGTCTGATTTATATAGTTTCGCTCCCGCAATGGCAATATTGAAAGCAGTACCATCACGCTTATAGAGCTTTCTTAAAACATCTACCCTTGCAGGAAGCGAACCAAAGACAGCAACACCCTCCCTGACTGTTGCGGAACGGTCTTCAAAGACAAAGTTCTCCGCAGCTTGACATTCATCCGCGCCAATCAGCGGAGAAGCGGCAAGGGAAAGACCTCTTGAAAAATTAGTTGTTTGTTTGAATAATTCCTGCTTCATTAAGGCTCCCTGAGATAATCACGCTTCGGAACTATATTAAACCCGACTTCATACTTTTCATTGAAACGTTTTCGCAATCTACCTATTTCAGAGTTGTACTTTGATTCCCAATATCCTGCTCGTTGATCGTTATCTTTCATCATGCATTCTTGTAGTGTATAAAATACCGCTGCCATATAACAATCTTCGGTAAGTTCATTTGTATCAGCATCGCCTGATAGCGTCGTAGGGTTCATTACATACGGAAGTACGATAGTCCCCGATGTAGATGGAGGATGAATAGCAAACTGCGTTTGATTCCACTCGGTATATTCTTGCGGCGTTCCGGGAGTTGCGGTTAAAATCGTTGCCCTGCTTATCGCCGTAGTAGGTTCTAAGTCCCTCGTACCACCATAATCTTTGAAAGTAGGGTTCCAATTCTGGTCGATCTTTAGAAAATTAATCGGAGCGGAAACAATATACTCCCCCGATCCCATAACGGAAGAAGCATTTGTTTTAGGATAATCTATATCTTCAGCAATCCTTCTAAATGCATCATTCTCAATTATAGAATAAACAGTGGATGAAGTAAAAAACTTAGCTTCTTCCCGAAGGAAAAAATATACTTTGTCTATGATGTGCCTTTTGGTTATTGCCATAAAACCCTCCTAGTTCTTTTTGGGAGGCGGTTCATCCAAGCATCTTGAACAAACTCTGTAACCACGCCAATCTATCGAAGTTTCAGAATATCTAACTGTGAAA